ACGTACCGTTGGAACTCGTCGGGGTCGTCCCGCATCCACGCATCCACCATGTCGCCGACGCGCGCGCTCCCCTCGCGGCGTGCAGTCCGTCGCACTCGACGCGCAAACCGGTCGAGCAGCGCGCCTCTCGTGAGGACGGCCGCGAGGTACGCGGGGTCAAGGCCTGCGAATTGCGGGAGCGGGTCAATGGTTGGTTTCATCGTGTTCTGCAGCCTCCCCTATTCGCGAACGTGGAATCTTCGGTCGCGGTCTTCGAGCTATGGCAGCTGGCGCAGAGTGACTGCACCGCGGCGTAGTCCAGGAAGTGCGGGTCTGTCGAACCGGTGACCGGTTCGATGTGGTCGACGGTGTTCGCCACGGTTCGCACGCCAGCCCTGAGGCACTCCGCACAGAACGGGTGCAAGCTCAACTGCAGCAAACGGAACGACCGCCAGGCCCTGGAGTTGTAGCCTTGCGCGCTCGGGGTCGGCCGCTGCCGGCGGCAGGTTGCGCACCGGCCGGTCACCAGGGCACCGCAGCCGACGCAGCGCCGAGGCGGCATCTGCATCACAGGCTCTTGCCGCCCGCACGCTGGCGGAACGTCTCGATGAAGTGATGCTTTTCCTTCTCGCGCGCCGTCCACGCCGCGTCGATGGCGCGCTGGACGATGCCGGCGCTATAGGGCTTCCCCTGCTTCGCGCAGAGAAGTTTGAAATGCTCGGTGATGTTGGCGAGGTCGTCGGACTGGTCGTCGCGCAGCGAGTTGGTGATGGCCTGGCTGGCGATGGCCGCATAGACCTTGAAGGCCAAGGGTGCCGCTTCAATCGAAATCACTTGAAGTGAGTTCGATGTCTCGATGTCGGGAGCTCCAGACATGGATCCATGTCTGTCTGTTACTGGCCGCTCTTCGGGTTTGTCGACTTCCGTCTCAGCCGTTGCTGACGATGCCGGCGCGGCAGCGCCGGTTAGATCTTGTTCCTGACTGTACTGACTATCTGTACGTGCGAAACGGCGCACCCTTAACGGCGCCGCGGCGCACCCTTGTGGGCTAAACGGCGCACCCTTAGCGGGCTCGGAATCGGGCTGTAAGGGTGCGCCGTGGCGCACCCTTGGGAGGCTGGAAGGGTGCGCCGTGGCGCACCCTTTGTGGGCCTGTCGCCAGGCGAGGCGCGTCGGTTGAGCTGGTGTGTAGGCCGCGAGTCGGTCGAGGTCGAATCGATACCGGCGCGTATGCCCCTGCAAGCCTTCGCGGATGAGCAGCTGGCTGTTCACGAGCGCCTGTAAGCCTTCGCGGATGGTCCGCTTGTCCCGCCCCGTCGCCGCCATCAAGGTCGCGATCCCCGGGTAGATGTCGCCGCCGTCGTCGCTGGCATAGAACGCCAACGTGGACGCGAGATGGCGCAGTCGGCGCTCGAGGCGCGACGCGTGGACGGCGTGCATCACCTTGAAGCTCACGGGCAGGCGACCTAGGCGCTGTCCCGCGTCTGCTTGACGTGGCGAGTGATCCAGTCGTCGAGGTCGGCCACGCGATACCGAACGGCCCGACCGAGCTGGACGTAGGCCGGCCCGCGGTTTTCGCGGCGCGCCACGCGGAGATACCAGATCGACATCCCGATGTAGCAGGCCGCGTCGCGTTCGGTGAGGGTGGGCAGCGGTTTGGGAGGTGTCACCCCTTCAGGGAACACCCTTTTGGCCGGCGTGGGAACGCACGACTTAGAGGGGTGCGGCACCGCCGGTCGGGTCAATCCCGCGGTTCAGGAGGTGTTCAGCCCGCTGAATGCCGTCTGCGACGACCGAATCGGCCCGTGTCAGCCGTTTTTCGCGTGCCGCATACCGCTGCGCGAGCGCGTAGATCGAGTCCGGCGGGTGCTTGATCTTGTGCCGATACCACCAGTCCACCCATTGCCGGATGTCCTGGCCGTGATGGCGCGGCTTCCGGCCGGCCGGCAGCGTCTCCAGGCCGTCCGCGGAGACCTTCAGCACCTGGCGGTCGTGCGGAGACCGGGCATTGTGCGTCGCAATCGGGAAGACCACGCGGATCAGCATCTCCGCGGCCCAGCGCCACGGGACGCCCATGGTCTTGAGCAGCGCGGCGAGCGCGGCGATCTCGGCCTCGTGCTGCCGGTGCAGCATCTGATCAATCTCGGCCTCGGACGTGACGCCGCGAGGAGGGCCCGCCGCCGCGAGCCGATCGCGCTCGGCGATCCAGTGTTTGTAGTACTCCTGCACCCGGAGATCGGTCCCCAGGATGATGACGCAGGCGCCATGCGCCCCCACGATGCGGCCGGCATCCCCGCGATCGAGCGCCTCCGTCCGCGGTCGCCGGGATTCGCGGCCCATCAGGCGCTCACCAGCTTCGCGACCGCGGCGGCTTTATGCTCCGGCGACAGATGCGCATACCGCACCGTCATGACCAGGCTGGCGTGACCGAGCAATTCTCTGACGACATTCAGGTCGACGCCCAACATCACCAACTTGCTCGCGAACGTATGTCTGAGATCGTGAAAGGTGAAGTCTTGCAATCCCGCGTGCGTCGCCACCTTCGTCCAGGCCGTCTTCAATGTCGTCATCGGCTTGCCCTGCGGGCCGGGAAAGACGAGCGTCGCCTCCGGCACACAGGTGCGCCACGTCGTCAGCACCGTCACGGCCTCGCGGTTCAGCGGGAGATAGCGCGTGACGCCACTCTTCGCCGTCGTGCCGCGGACGACGATGCGCGCCCCGGGGACATCGATATCCGCCCAGGTGAGGGCGAAGATCTCGCCGCGCCGCAAGCCGGTATTGAGCGCCAGCAGCACGATCGGATGGAGATGATCGGGATAGACCCCGAAGGGCGGCACCGTCTGATACCCGCGCTCCCGGCGCCAGGCGTTGAACCGGTCACGGCTCTCGTGGCGCACGTGATCGCGCGTCGTCAGCGCCAGGCGCAGCCGGGTTTCCTCGTCCGGGCTGAGATAGCGCAGCCGGCCGCGCACGTCGAGCTTCGCCCGATGCACGTCCCGCATGGGATGGGTCTGGAGCAGTCGCCACGCCACGGCCTTACTGAGCACCCCGCGCAGGGCGTCGAGATCGCGGTTGAGGGTCGAATCGCTGACGCCGGCACGCCGGCGCGCGGTCCGCCATTGTTCCAGCACGAAGGCCGTCAGCTCACTCATCGCGCGATTCAGGATCGCGTCATCGAAGACCGTGAGCACCCGACGCACGGTGTCCGCACCCGTCTTGCGATGGGTCGTCGCCCAGGGCTGATACTGGTCCAGCAGGAAGGTGCGCAGCGTGCTGGCGCGGCGTTTCCGCCGTTCGACGGCCGGGTCCTGGCCGGCGGCAATCTCGCCGACGATCCCTTGCGCGAGCGTGCGGGCCGCGGCGGGCGGAATCGCATCGGCGCGGCCGAGGGTGACCTTCTTCGACCGCCCATATTGAAAGACCCAGGTCGCCGTCCCGCTCGCGCGGACGCGCAGCACCAGCCCTTTGAATTTCGCGTCCCAGATCTCACAGGGGCCGGCCGGCAACGTGCGGAGCGTGTCCTTGGTGATGGCGGCGCGCATGGCCTCAGCCCTGCCGCGCGTCGAACAGCGCCCTGAAGGTCTCGAGAGGGCGCAGCCGCAACTGCGTCGGGTCGTCCGGGATGGTAATCACGAGATCGTTCGTGGCGCGGAGCCGGGCCAGGTGGCCCGCCAGCCCGCGGGGTCGGAGCCCCATCATCCTGGCGAGCGTCCGGAGCGTCAGAGGATCGCTAGGCATCTGCGGCCAGGTGTCGAGGGAGACCGCCAGGGCATGCAGGTGGACGAGCACGGCCTGCGTCGCCAGCGGCAGCGCCCGGAGGAAGGGGTCGCCGAGCCAGATCTTTCCGAGGACGCGCGGCGGTATCAGAGCGGTCGGCATACCATCCTCCTGACATCTGGGGGTGCAATGGGGGTGCAAATGGCTTCCCACGCCATACACCGGCGTCCAACACCATACCACGGCATGAGCAGGTTTCCTGATGGTTTTCGCGGATTGTGGTGGATGGTGTAGGATGTTGGTGGAGGCTGTGGGCCCCCCAAAAGGCCTTCGCAATGCGGAGGTCAGGGGTTCGAGCCCCCTGCCGTCCACCACCCAAGTTACAGATAACGCTGCACTTCACGCCCTGACGCGGTCAGGGCGTTTTCTTTGTCGGGACGCCGGGGGTGCAATGGGGGTGCAATTCGCAAGGGGCACCAGCCATCTGTTCTTGTATCATATAAACGTTTATATGATACGCTGGTCACCGTGACTCAGACGAAGGCCACAAGCCGAGCGGCTTACTTGCGTGCCTATCGGGCCCGCAAGGCTGCACGCGCCGCGCCCGATCCGCCCCACATCTGCGCGACCTGTCAGACGTCGTTCACCGTCGAACGGTCCGACGCCCGCTACTGCAGCGACGCGTGCCGGGCCGCGGCTTGGCGCACCATTACCCACCGTGCGACGTGGCACCAGCCTGACGGATGGACCATTCCTGCGAATCGTGCGGGGGCCGGCGAGCGCGAGCCCTGCGCTCACATGTTCAAGAACCGGACCTTCTGTGGCCGCCCGGCGACGTGGTTGGAGACATCGTGTCGCAATGACACCCGCCTGGTCGCGTTGCTCTACCGGTGCGACCGGCACGCCCAGCCCGTCGGCCAATGCGACCCGGACGCCTCCTGTTACCACGGCGCCCGCTGCCCGGCACGGCCGGCGGTCATCGCACCCGCGCCTGCATCCGCAGCCAGTGAATCGAAGGAACCTGTCCGCGTGCGGACAAGTTCGCGGCCTGCAGCGCCCGCTGCGCGACGCTGACATCCGTCTGTTGATAGCTCGGAAAGGCCGTCAACGAGATCTCGAGGATCTCGACGTCCAAGAGCTCGCGGATGACGACGCGGCCGTCCCGCTGCCAGGCGTCTTTCAACGTCCGGAATCCGAAGCTGGCGCCGCGGATATCACCACGGCGCACCAACTCGAAGGCATCCCGGCCCGCTTGCGTCTGCGCCGGATCGAGCTCGAAGGCCAGCCCGCGCGTCTCCTTCGTCAACGTCAATGTCGTCGGCGTTCTCCCGAGCACGGCGCCGGGATCGTGGTTGTAGAGGCAGCGGACATCGCCGGTCAGCGACCGATCGACCGCCGACGCCCGGACGACTTCGACGAACCCGCCGAGATCCTGGCTGCGCGTGTCGAAAATGACGGCGTGACCGACGATGCGCGGGCGGGGAGCTAGCTCCCCACGGAGCTCGACGACCGATCGACGTTCCAGGTCAGGCAACACGGGGTTCCTCCACGCCGATCGGCTGCAGCGCCGTGTTCACCAGGTAGCGATCGCCGCCGGGAATCGGGTTCAGCCCGATCGCCTTCCGCGCTTCGTTCTGCGACAAGTAGCCGTTCTGAATCCCGCTCTGGAGGCTCGCGTTCAGCGACTTGATGTCATTGCGGACGAGCGCCTGGCGGTCGAACATCACGGTATAGGTGTTGAACTGTCGGCTCGTGAGCAGATCGCGCCGCAGCGCCTCTTCCCAGTTCTCGAACAGCGGATCGAGCGTCGACGTGACGTAGCTCAATTCGCCCGACTCCATGTTGCTGTAAGTCGATTTGCTCAAGTCGCCGATTTTCCAGACCGGCACGCGGAAGGCGCCGGCAATCTGCTCGTTGAGCGTGCGGAGCGTCTCGTTCAGCTGCGCGGAATCGTTCTCACTCGCAATCGCTTTGAACTCGACGCCGTTGTCCAAGAGGGCGACACCCCGGCGATTCGTGCCGGCGCCGCCGTAGAGGCTGCGCCAGCGGGTTTGCAGGGTGGTCGCCTGCGTGTCGGAGACGGCACCGCTCGCCTGCAGAATCCCACCCGGCCGGGCGTCATTCGCGAAGAACTTTGCCAGATACGTCTGTGTCGCCAGCGCCGTCCCGATGATCTCGCGGCACCGGGTGATCGGCGTTTCGCTGGTCAACTCGAAGATCGGTGGCGCGCTCGGATCGAATAGCCAGGTATACGTCTGCCCGCCGGCCGCATAGGTCCACCGTTTCACGCCGCGGGCGTCGCGATCGACGCGCATCGCCTCTGAGGCGAGCGGCCAGAGCGCCTGGACACGGCCGTCGACGCGAACGATCTCGGCGTAGGCGCGGCCGTAGACGAGCAGTTGCCATTGCATCGCGAACTTCACCTGAAAGGCGGTCTGCTCGGGATTACTGAGCACCGAGAGGATCTCGTAAAGCGGATGATCGACGGCATCTTCGTAGGTGTCGTCCGCCGTCTTCTGCCGGAAGCGAATCGGCGTCCGCGCCAGATCCTGCGAGAGCACCTGACAACAGCTGAAGACGGCCGGGACCGTCAGCGCCGTCTCCGGCGACACGGTCATGCCGCTCGCGGTCGGGCCGCTCGAGAACAGCGTGAGAAGCGCGGGCGACGGGGCCGCCAGCGATCGGCGGTCCCACCAGCGCGTGAAGACGTTCGGCATTGATTTGACTCCGACGGAAGTGGGAAATCCCACTTCCGTCAGCGCATTGACTCGCGTGTTACTTGCCCTTGTGCTCGCTGCGGGCGGTCGTGCCCGCCGCGACCAATCCCGTAATCCGCACCACGGCCAGCGGATTCGGTACCGCCAGGTCGGCGCGCATGATGGCGCGCACTTCCGACTGGTCGGAGTTGAACAGGCGACTCGAATCGACCGCGATGGTCGTATCCTGCCGCACGACGAGCACCACCTGGCTGCCGTCGTAGACGTAGGCCTCGCCCGGCGTCAGCTGACTGGTGATAAACACCGGCACGCCGTAGATGCGCCGCGCGGCCGCCTCGCCGACCGAGCCCGCCAGGATGGGCGTATTCGAGCCGGTCCCTTCCTTGAGCACCATCAGCGCGCCCCATGCCTCCGGGCTCGTCACAATCGCCGTGGCGGTCGCATTGTTCGATTCGAGCGTCGTGATGGCCGCGGCGAACGGATCGAAGTTGGTCGGCACCCCAGAGAGCGGATTCGTGGTGATGCCGGCCGTATTTTTCAGCCCGCGAATCTCCGGCGGCGTACCCGAACCCTCGAACACGCCGAGGTCCAGCTTCAACGCCAGCGCCCGCGTCATCTGCTTCTCGAGCAGCTGAATCACATCGGGGTTGGAGTCGGCGATGAGCTCGTTGCTGACGACGGTCAACGACGCGAGCTTCCGCGGCGTGGCCGTGACATCGGTGTAGGCCGGGTCGCTCGGGGTAATGACCGCCGCTTCCGCCGTCCAGTTCGCGGCCGGGTCGCTATCGATGCGCGGCACATGCAGCACATCGCGCATGGTCCGAATCACGCGGATGCCGCTCTTGATGGCGATGCTCTCGGCCGAGAGCTTGTCGAAGAAGTTGGCGCTCCAGTCGTCCGGCGCAATGACGCTGCCGGGCGCCGCGCTCTCCTTCAGGTCGCGCAGCTCGAGGCCGAAGAGGCCGCCGCGCGTCGTCTTGGCTAGCGCGCTAGCCACGCGCTGACTCGGCGGGACGAACGCCCGCTGTTCGGTTCGCTGCTCGACGGCGCGCTGCAGGCCGAGAATCGCGTCGCGTTCGCGGATGGCGGCATCGTAGGAACGCTGCTCGCTGGCGAGGAGCGTGTCTCGGTTCGCCTGACTGGCGGCATCGAGCACGGCCTGCGCCGTTGCGTTCCGCAACTGTAGTTGCGAAGTGAACGCGTCGAGCACATCGTCACCGAAGCAGCCACGATTCGCGGCCAGGGTGGTGAGCTCGCCCATCGGGACCAGCTCGGTCGTCTTTGTGAACGCTTGAATCTCCATCGAATCACCTCGAACGAGCAATTTCCTACCATGGTAGGAATTGCCGTATCTGCCCGAATCTCCCGGCTCGGTGAACCCTCGGAGACTATCGGCTGGCTCGGTGAACCATCAGCCTGTTCTGTTTAGCTGGCTAAACACATGGGTTAATGCGCCCGACCGTCCTGGCTATCCATCCCTGGCAAGCCGACCGGCGTCCCGAACGTCGTCAGGTTGTGCGGGTCGAGGCTGAAGGCGCACAACCATTCGCCGACGCGCGACCCGTCCGCCGACAGCCGGGCAATGTCGAGGCGCTGCGCCCGGCCGTTGACGTTGACCGTCAAATTCTCAAGGTCGGTGATCTCGAGCGCCTCGAGGAGTTGGACGAGCATCAACTGAAATGCCGCGACCGCGGCCCTCGACGTGGGTTTGGGCATCTACGCCTCCATATCCAGAAAGAACATCCGCGGTTCATACGGCGCTGGATCGGGATTCGCGAGCAGCTCGCCGAGCGCCAGCAGCAAGCCGTCGATGCCGTCCACCTTGTTCGCACTGTTCGGCGTCGCCTTCTTCGGCAGCAGACTCCCATCGGCCCGCCGCTCCACGACCGCATTCGACGCATTCCAGGTGAGGCAACTGTTGCCGTCATGGCGGAACTTCCCATGCTTCACCCGCGCTTCCAAGTCGCGGCTCGGCGTCGTGTAGTACTTCGCGTTCTTGCCCTGGAGCAGCACCGGCAGTCCGTCGCGCAAGAGGAGGCTCGCGAGATACTGGCCGCCGAACTGCTCGATCGCGATCCGCTTCACGTCGTAGCGCGCGACGAGCTCGCGGAGATACGCCTCGACGACCGTCAGGTCCGTCATCGATCCTTCGGTCGCCGTCAGCACCCCGGCCGTCGTCCAGGCGCGATAGGCCGGCACGGCGCGACTCCGTTCCTCGACGACATCCGCCGGCAGGAAGAACCGCGGAAACGCGTAGAGGAGTCCGGCCTGCTCGAACACCGCGACGACGGCCGTGAGATCATCCCGTTCGGCGAGATCGACGCCGACGTAACACGCCTCGCCGGCGAAGGCCTCCAGGCGCAGCGTCGGATCGGCGCACCGCTGCCAGGCGTCCATCGACAGCCAGGCGCTCGCGCTCGAGAGCCAGAGGTTGAGCCGCTTCGTCTTGAACTCGCCGGACGAATCCTCCGAGTGCTGCGCCTTCTGCGCATAGCTGCGCATCTCGTCGATCCGCGGCGTGACGCCGAGACCGGGATTGCTCTTCGGCCAGACCGCTTCGTCGATCCACGCGTCGTTTTCGTCCAGCGTGAAGACGATGCCGAAGTACGTGTCCGCGGCGAAGATCTCCTGCAGCACTTTCAGCAGGAACGTGCGCTGCTCGTAGGCGACGCCGAGCATGTTGTAGCCGGCCG